TTGCGTGAGTATATTCCATACGCTAATCAACTAATTTTATGTGTTTAATCCCTTTTTCCTTAAGCTCCGCTAATATCATTTTTACTAAGTCGTAATACTTTCGGTTCTGATAAGCAATATTTATAGCGTCTTCTGCGCCTTGATGATATTCTTGAACATAATTTATTATAGCTTCTTCGAACGCGTCGCAGTCAACGCCTTCGTAGTAGTCGCTGAAATCAATAATTGATGTCAGCTCACAGCACTCTTCATGCCCTTTGAAAGACCATACATAGCTATAATCTTTATTGAACTGTTTATGGTATCTTTGTCCTTTGTGAATTATGCGATTGCACAATTCGCAACGGTGCTCTTTTCGTGCTGTTAACGTTGTTTCGCTTACAATCTCCATACGCTAATCTATTAATTCTACTACTGCGTCATGTGGACTTTCCTCAAACTTTTCATAGAGGAAAGTCCAAAAAAAATCAAGTCCTATCATATTAGTATCTGAATTTCGTAAAGTGAATAATAGCCATAGGCTTTGAAAAATCGTAGGAACTAAACCAATCAATCCAATCGGCAGGATGTAATCCATCGTTCATAGCAACAGAAACATAGCTATGATGATGAGCGTCGACAATGCACTCTGCAAAATCATTTGTCACTTCCATTAACTGAATACCCACACCGCTTTCTGCTGTTAGTGTTGCAATTTCCACCTGCTTACTTCTATACGGCTTACCTGTCCACTGTCGAATGGATAATATGGCACGCCCATCCTGCACTTCCTTAATTCGTTTCTCCCATAGAGGGTAATTCGCCCGTATGGTGTGTAGCTTCTCTCCGCTTAGGAACTTCTCTTTGAAATGTGTTTCTTCACCTGCTCGTTTGTGATATGCAAGGAAATTTCTTGATAGTGTGATTACGTATGTTTTCATAATTTCATTTCTTTTACTTCATTAATTCTGGGTTGTCGTGGATATTACCGATAACCTCACCTTTTATAGCAACTTCAATGTGTAGGGATGCCTGTCTTGTACGAACTTCTAATGTTTGATATTCCTTATGATACCCCACAACTCCAATTACATCGAATGGTATCAACTCACTTATACAACTATCAAATTTATAACTTACGCCTTTCACTATATCTCCCTCAAATATTTTAACCCCATTTTTATCTGTCAGTCCTGTATACTGCCCAAAGCTTTTAGGAAAGATAGCATCAAATGTAGGGGTCTTACTGCCTTCTCTATAGTAGGCAATAGCTATATCATCATTTGCGTATGAATGGAAAAGGTCTCCGTAAACCCATTCTTTCTGAAAATTTATTCCTCTAAACAATATATCTCTTTTCATAACCCTAATGCTTGTTTAATTCGTTTTTTATAATCCTCATTGGCTGCCTGCTGGGCTGCTTCTAAAGAGCTACCAGTAGAGAGTGGAATTTCCTTTCCGTTAAAGCGTAATAACCATATTCCGAAATTGTCAATGTTATATCTACCAATAGGAGTATCTGCATGTATGAAAGGCGCATACCCTTTCCACTCCAATTCAGGCAAACTCTCCACCACGCTCTCACGCCCTGCGTTGAAAGCAGCCTTGATGTCGTTTTCTTGATACAAAGGTCCATTAAAGAAATTTATATCTTTGAAGTAGATAGCGTTCTCTTGTGCCTTTGTAAGATATTCTCCTGCTAAATCTTTATGTGTCATATTGATTTTTGTTTTAGTTACTTACTTTCAAAGTGAATACACTTGTTAGTGCTCTCTCGATATTCAACTGGCACCCACCATAATCTTTATCTTTTTGTTATCTGCGGCTAACACCACCCATAGGAATAATATTGTAGGTCTTAAATCTGTCTATCAATCTGCCAAAGCCATCGTTACGCTCGAAACGCTTGCACAAAGCTTTGTCATCAAGATTTGTGGTAAGATGAGCACATTTGCCATACTGTGTCCAAATCTCATTGCGAGCATGGAGAAACTCGTCAGTAAGTAACCCAGTGTCCATACCGAAGAATGTCTTATCCTGTATGCCTATGTCATTAAGACAGATGTTTACAGGTGTACATTGGAAACCTCTGTTTTCCTCCTCATTAAAAGTGAAGCGGTCGAGATTGTTGTGCAGGGTGTAGTAATTGACCATCTGCGTAACAGATAAGTTATAAAAGAAACGAGGTGAGCGTATACGCATGAGGTATTCAGAAAACACTTGCATGAGCATAGTCTTGCCGACTCCAACACCGCCTTGCAGCATTATATTCTTATGTAGTTTGTATCCACGACCAGGGAATACTTCTTCTGCAAGCGGACAACCATTGAAGTAGTAGAGTAGGAAACGTATTACACTTCGATTATTATCATCAATTACGAATTGACGACGTTGTCGTGCAAGTACGATATCATTAGCTATATAGAGCAGTAGATTAGCATGTGCTTTATATATGCCCTCGTCTTGTAAATCAAATGATGCGAGCCGTGCCTTTTCAATATCATGATGCACTTTCAATGCTACATCATGCAGCTCCAACCAAGTAGAAGATGACTTTTCTTTGTTTCTACATGAAGCAAGGACAGCCTGGTCCCAATCAACATTACCAGTAGGCTTCTTGTGATACATTGCAAGTGCATCAATTAAGGTTTTTGGATATTCGTTCATAGTTATTTATTCTTTTTATTAAACATCTTGTCCTCCGAAACCACCATTATAAGTGTAGTCGGGCTGTAATGGTTCTTCAGATGTTGTTTGAGGTGGATATTTTTTGTGCATCCACGATATGAAATGTCTATGTGCATCACCGATACTGTCATGTCCCACACCATCCATAGTACATTTCAAGTGGGTTGAGAACTCATCAATACGCAACTTAAATTCTTCGCTGTTAATTTTCAGCTGCATACATACAGGCTCATTCCACTGTTTGTTCTCCAGCATTTCCTTTATCTCATCGTCATAAGTCATTTGCTTAGTATTTACTTTGCTTACACTTCGCTTTGACGCAGAGATATTGCCACCTTTCCTGCCATTCTTATATCGTGTAAGGCTGACATCTATATTAGGCTTCATTAGAATGAATATCCCCTCGGCTGTTGGCGACAAATCAGGAACGTTACCAGTAAAACCGTATTCCATGATTGCATTATAAACCTCGCACTGCACATCTTTATCCATGAGTTTCAATCCCTCCCAATAGGAGCGATAGACAATGAAACTGTCTCTTTTTATTTCCTCCATGCTAAACTTCTTTTATACGTATGCCATGCACAGAAAGCATGAGTTTACGTTTGATGATGTACTCTTTTGTCCTCATTCCTTTTGTATCTTCGACTATTGTTTGTCCTGTATTGCAATCAGTATAAACGAAGTCTGCGATGTATGAACAGGCACGTTCAAGGAGTACACGTGTTGTTCGTCCCTTGAAGTCTTTTCCACATTCACCATACTGAGCAGGTATAAGCTCATACTTTACCTGCTCTCGCAGGTTTGCAATAATACCAGCACGCTGCATCATCTGCAAGGTAGCAGAGCGGTAATGCTCTTTTTTAGAAGCATGTTTACCGACACGCTTTGCACCGTATTTATTGCAACCCTTACGAGAGAGTTTCTTGTATTCGTCAATCTTCATTGTTGGTATTCAAGTCATGCCGGAATACATCTAACACCTTGGTTTCATCGAGAGTGGCAATGCTATAGTCAATCATTGTTGCCCCTAAGAAATCATCAACGGCTTTCTTTGCATCAGTAATAGTTTCTGCATTGACGAAAAAGTAGAATGGAGTTTTCTTCTCTTTATCTGTTTTCTCGTCAAGGGTGATATAATTCACCTTTGCTTTAAACCACTTCTCTTTGCTTCCATCACCAATTAATTCGGCACAGCGTGAACGCTTGATGGTAACAATGTCGGTGATAGTTCCATAAGCAGAAGCCTCTTTTGTTGTAGTTGCCTCAGCCTCTGTGAAAGACATCGCATCAACTACAAACTGCTCGAGGACTTTTGCCTGCGCACCATTTTCTAAAGTGCGCTCCATGCGCACGCCTACTTCAAATAACATCATAGAGAGCCTCCTTTCTTTACTTGTTTAATTTTGTAACGGTTTCCTTACTTGGTTTGAAGCGCACAGATTTGTGTGCAGGAACGGTGATTGGCTTTCCTGTCTTAATGTCGTTCACTTTACGTTCCGACTTGTTCACGACAACGAAAGAGCCGAAGCCACGGAGTTGAATACTTTCGCCCTTGGCGAGTGTTTCAGCAATAACACGTAGTACACCGTCTACGGTCTTGAATGCTGTTGATAGTGTAACCTTTTCAGATACTGCTACCTCTTTTGCTAACATGTTCTTGTTCATGTCAATTTAGATTTGAGTTTTATTAATAATTTATTTATAGAATACCGCCTGCTTGAGGCTGATAGAGTTTTTATATTTGCATATAGTACATCTGCTTTTTCCAGCTCAAAGATGATGTTTTTAATATCTGTCTTGCAGAACTCATATTTTTTCGGTTTCTCCATTGTAACAGGGGTTAAGAAACATATCCGTAAGTTGGTCGAAATACATCTTATCCGTTGGAATATCATCTGTGGATGCCATTATCTGATTAGCTACAGACCGTTTATTCTGTATAATGTTATAGAGAGTATGGTCAATAGTTCCACGACCAATGAGATAATAGCATGTAACATTGTCTTTCTGCCCGATACGATGCGCACGGTCTTCACATTGACAACAGTCAGAATAGGTCCATGGAAATTCACAAAATGCCACGTTAGATGAGGCTGTAAGCGTAAGACCGACACCTGCAGCTTTGATAGAACAGATTATTAGCTGTGCTTGTCCTGATTGGAAGGCATCAACGGCAGCCTGTTTCATCATCATGCTATCACGACCTGTAACTGTAACCGCCTTTGGAAATGCTTTTTTCAATTCATCAACAATCTCGTGCAGAGAGCAGAACAGAATAAGAGGCTTCCCATTCGCAAGAAATGTGCGGCAGAAATCGATAGCTTGTTTTACCTTGCCTTTGGCTGCTATCGAACGTAGCGCCATAAATTTAACAAGAGCTTCCATTCGCATTTTGCGAGCTACCTCATAATCTGTGCACTCTTTATATTCACGCAGATAAGTAGCAAGGTCCTCTGCTGCACAAGCATACTCCTCGCTATTGGATATATCCACATAGAGGTCGGTACGTGTCTTGTCTGGTAACTGTGTGAGCACCTTTGCCTTTTCTCTACGTATCATACAGCGAGAATACAGTTCAGAAGAAAGCTTATCGAGGTTTTTTGCCTCGTCTGGCTCCTGGCTTCTGTTTTCTCTGTTTAAGTCTCCACCGCCATACTCTTGCAAGAAATGTGTGCGTCCTCCGAACTCTGGTAACCTGCCCATGATAGACAATTGTGCGATGAGATCAGCTGGACGATTGACAACAGGAGTACCAGATAGCAAGATGCGATAAGACTTACCCTCTGCTATGCCTCGTGTGAAGATAGTCTGTTGTGCTGATGGGTCTTTAACCCTGTGGCTTTCGTCAATGATGATAGAGCGAAAGATTTTTATTGCAGGGTTGAATACAACATCTTTCAGTCGGAATGAGCCTTTTTGTTTGATGTCCCAGACAAAGTATTTGCGCTGACTCTCGTAGTTACAAATGGCTACATGATGCATTCTCATCTTAAGGAGATATGGCCACGTTGTCTGTACAGCATTTTCAAGCACAAGTGCTTTCTTGTCAGTGAACTTCTCGAACTCACGCTGCCAGTTAATCTTAAGTGATGATGGACAGACAACAAGGCATGGATAAGCATTTGCTGTATCAACAATGCCGATGCTTTGTAAAGTCTTACCTAATCCAGGCTCATCCCCGATTAAGAGACGTTTCATTTCCAATCCTGCCAAGATACCCTCACGCTGGTATGGATAAGGTTCTATTTTGAGATTATGTTTCAGTTCTTTCATAATGAATAACACCAGTATTTGTATGCTAAATCCTCATACTTTTCTCTTCCACGGCTGTATACATCATCGCCACGCTTTATAAACTTCTTAAATACTCTGTTGTTCTGCTTTGATATTGCGTATATGAAATCATTATCACTATGTGCGATGTCCATGTACCAAGCACGGCTACGGTCCCAATCGAAGAAGTCTATTGCATCGTTGAACTCCGCATCCGTTGAGGCTGCTGTTGTTTTCAGGTCTCCTCCGAAGTGAGCTGCCTGCAACCACCAATCCCACTTGCATCGAGTGTCAAGAGTGAAACAGAAGCCGCCGTTGTCAAATTCCTGCGCCTTGTTCACCATGAAACGTTGCGTGTCCGCTATCTCTAAGACCTTTGCGAGAAATGGGTCATGCCGTGCTTCTGCACGTAAGGCACGTTGCATTTCACGTGCATGTAGCCATATTTCTTCATCTACAGGCTCACCATCTACCAGTTTGTTGATGAAATCAACTCTTGTGGGTTCTGTAATTAAGGCATCTACTATGCTACCGAAGTAGAAAGCTGCCTCACGGTCGCCATATTGAGGTCGTGGGTAGAGCTGCTCTTTAAGTGCAGTGAGGTCAGAGTTGGAGACCTCACTGCGGTTATAGTATTCATCTGGATTATGAGTTGTCATGATTACTTTGCTTTTACTTCATCCTCATACCTAACATGTGGAGAATTGATAAACTCTGCATTAGCTTTATCGTTTGCGTACTTCTCAACGGCTGTGATTTGCTTCTTGAACATCTTAGTCAAGTCATCCACACTCATATACTGACCATCTTTGCTCCACCAAAACGAAACAATATTGATGATACCTTCTGCATCAAGAGCAACTATCTTTTTCTTTACAGAGGTCTTAGGAGTATAAGCAGGGGTAGAGACGGAGGCAGAATCAAAAAGATTACCAACTTCCTGTGCTTGCGACTGAATTTCCTTTGCAGCCTTAGCTTCCTCTTCCTTACGCTTACGCTCTGCTTCAAGTCGTGCAGCCTCAGCAGCTTCCTTTGCCGCAAGTTCCTGTTTCATGCGTTCTTGTTCCTCTGCATTGGCTTTTGCCATGCGCTCGAGTTCAGCATGCTTAGAATTTAGTGCATCTACGATAGTATCTTTATAGTCACCAATCTCTGTAGTGTATTGTTCGTTGAACTGTGCAAGCAAGCGTGATTGAACACTTGCACGAATTTTAGCAGCCTCATCTGTTGATAATATCTGTGGAATAAGAACAGAGAGTGTAAGATGGTTGAACAAATCAGCAGGCATTGCTGTAGGATAGTCAACAATCTTCACGGACTGTGTATCGAAGTTCTCAAGTGTAAGTGATGTGTTGAGTGTAGTTAGTTCATTGATTCGTTGTGTGATGTACCTACTAAATAACTGCCTAAAATCATCTTCTACATCTGTTTCATATTTTGTGAGTGCCTGCTGCTTTTGCAGTTTCATAGCCTCTTCACGTCTGCGCTTATCTTCCTCCTCACGTTTCTTTGCTGCAAACTGATTACGAAAAGCCTGTATCTGATTAGGTACGTTTCCTGCCTTGGTTGGGTCGATAGAGTTTTCCATACCTGTAAACTCGGTGCGTATCTGGTCAAACATCTTCGTAATAGGTGAACGCTGCTCATTCATCAACTTAACCGTCTTGCGTGATTTCTCAAGATAGGCTGCACAACGCTGGTCGAGTTCATCACTCATACCTTTCTCCTTTATTTCGGATAGCAGTTGAGCACCAGCATTAGTGCAACGCACTGAACGCTGTTGGTTTTCATTGTAAATCTTTGGCGCATTTTGTGCTATCATCTGCACATTCTCTGGGCGCACGATACTTAATTCTGTACTCATAGTTACTTATATTTTGCGATTAGAAAACATCATCATTAGCAGCACCTTCTGTGCTTGCTGTCTCAGTAGGATTTACGACAACACCATCAGAAGTATCTGCAGCAGGTCCGAAATTCTCTTCGGTCTGGATAACCTCGCCTGTAGTGGTGTCCACAACCTCACCAACTCCGTAGATATCATCATTAATTTCTACATCCTCAGTTTGCTGAGACTCCAATTGAGTACCACGACCGATACGAGCCTTTGGATAAGTCTTGAAAGCGTGCTTGATGAGCTTAGCAATCAAGAAACCTTTGTCAATTTGACCACCATCAGCGACATACAAGTCATTTGGCTTGCCATTCACATAAGCATGAGCATTGTTATCCCATTTGCGATTCTGCTTTTCGCTATATCCTTGAAGTCGTTTCCAATCTTCTGGAAGCAAAACAGCATAATCGGTAGAACCGTCATTTCGTGTAATCTTCATGAAAGCTGCTACAATCTCGTTGGAGGTATGAGGCAGACGGCAGGTGTAGTTCACGAACTTGTTACCATTCTGTTCCCCGAACTCGAAACCATCCTCCGAGTACACGATGACAGGATTGTCTGCATGGCGTATCTGACCGCAACGAGCACGGAGTACCAGCTCGCCATAGCCGGAAACCGTAAGAACGCACTGTGTAACGTACATGTTTTTCCCATCCTGCCCTTTACCTATATTGACAGAGCGTGAAAGCAGGTATGCCTGTGCCCGTACTCCCGGCTCAACACTTAAGCCTGATATAGCAACATCAAGGAATGACGTGAATATGGAGAACTTACTACACTTGGTACGTAGGTCTTCCTTTTCGCAAATTAAGCTATTGAAAAATCTACTTTCTCTTTCGTAAGCAGCATCACCACTGACACCTGTGGTGTTTGCCCACATTGTGTCATAGATTTGTACGAATTTCTCTCGTACTCTTTCGTCTGTAATAATCTCTGTACTTTTCAGAGCGTTGATTTCTTCGACTGTAAGATTGATTTTACTCATAATTTTTATTGTTAGAAGTGAATATTTTATTTAAGATAGTCTTGTTCCGTACGTTGAAGCAGCCGTAGTTGCGCAGTCTCATATTCCATCTTTCCAGGACGCACGTATGGCTGTATCTTTCCCGCTCTACGCCAGCGTTCCACATTCTTTCGTCCGAACATCTTGTATGCTTGTCTTGTTGACATAAAATCAGGGTCGTCCTTGTCTTCATGCAGCATCTTAACAATGTTTGCTGATAGGTCTCGCAGAAATGTGCGGTAGCTGACTGTTTTGTCTGTGAAGTCAATACGCATGTCACTCTTCGTTTGCAAGCTCTCTCAGTTCGTTTATCTTGTTATGACTGTTCCAATATTTACCAAGACGGAAAGTGAGATAACCCAATAAGGAACCTGCTATTTTGGTAAGAAACAATAGAAAAATATTGTCACAGTCAGAGGCTACAAGGATTGTTATTATCATAGCCAATACTACTAAGACATTTATACGCCAATTAAGGTGGACTTTGAAAAACTTATTCATAGTTATTGTTTTTTGTTTATACAAATTGGTGATTGCATATATTCAACATATTTCTTGAACATATTGCAGTAGCGGCCGTTAATACCATTATGGGCATTTGGGCAGGACTTGCAGGGGTTAAGCATGATGCTCTTTGATGAAAATCAGAACTTTTTTATAGTTTGTAACCTCTCTTGCAAAGAATTCACTTGCCGGTGTTACATTCATATAGATAGGTTTGCCTTCTCCATCAATCAGATAATAATCAACTCCGTTTTTCAAAGCATCTTCTTTTGTACGAAAAACAACAGCGTTACATAAAGAAACAGGGGATTTTACAGCAAATGCAGTCCCATTAAGTCCATGGCCTTTACCTACATTCACATGATGTTCGCTTTCTACTACAAACCAAAACTTATCTTTGTAGATATTGGCAAGACTTTCTAACTTCTTGATATTATCTTCTATTTTGTACTGGAATGACTTCATTATATATCCTCCCTGATTTATTTATTCTGCTCGTTCAACATAGATAAGCCGTTCGCCAACTTCCATACGAGTACTTCGCTTTCCACCAAACAAAGCGTTTGCTTTGCTTGCTTGTGCTCGCACGGTGTCCATCCACTCAATGGGGAAACTGACTGCTTCGCCAACTTTCAACGCTTTAATGCGAGACATCACATTTTTGCGTTTTGATTGCACTTTTTCTGCCATTTCTTTTGCTTTATAATTATTAATGTTTAACTTTATGATGCAAAGATAATCAAATAAGATTATATTAATCAATTATGATTAATTATATAACGTTTATTAACTTTTTAGTGATTAGTAAAATCAAAATAGATTATGAAGATAAATAAGGTTAATATTGGGCTGACAATTGAGCAGCGTCTAAATGAACTCAACATGTCCAAGGCTGAATTTGGAAGACTCATAGGTATTCCACAGCAAAACGTGAATAGAATTCTTACACGAGTAAGTATTGATACAGATAAATTAATTGAGATAAGTGAAGCTTTGCAGTATAATTTCTTTAAAGAATATTTTGATGATTCTGCTATTATCTCAGCAGACCGTGGAAGCATTGCAGCTGGTGGGAGTATCACTGGCACTACTACTACGATAGGGGAGGTTGCAAAATCTACTATAACTAACAATTTTGGAGAAAGCTGTAATGATGGCAAGCCGTCACCAATAGTACAGACATTGACAGAAAGTGTTGCCACTTTGACAAGAGAGCTGGAAACAAGCCAGGAACAAAAAAGCAGGCTAATTGGAATTATAGAAAAATTGACAGAAAAATAGCATGCGGGGTATGAAAAAAATGATTCTACTTATTTTTCTAGCAATATCGAACTTTGTTTATTCTCAGTCAATACTGGGTGTTAGGTTCGGTTCAGGCTACGAAGATACGAAAAAAATACTTGAAGATAGATTTGGGCGTTACATTGAAGAAGATAAGGGAAATCTAACTATATATGATTTCGATATGGGAACTTTTCACTTTAACTCGGGAACTTTGTGTTTTCAATGGAAAGAAAGGGACTCAAAGTTTTTCCGTGCTGAATTCCAAAAGTGGAGTGGTACGAGAAATGTTGAAAGTATGAAAGCTGAAAGAGAGTATCTTAAACGGCTTATAGCATCAAAATACGAAATCTTTGAATTTAAAAATCGTCAAGGTTTTATCTGTTATGAATTCTTAGGAGAAGAAACAGATGGAGTTACTATACATGGTAAAATTAGCCTTGAACGAACAAGAGGGAAAGATAATATTGAAAGACTTTACCTTTTCTTAATTTACTATCCTATTGCAGAATTTATAGAAGAAAACGCAGATTTTTAACAATATATGGAAAGAGACAAGGAACTTGAAAAACTGAAACTTCTGATGCATGCCATTGGTTCTATGGATAATGCAGAACCTTTGGAATGGGAGCAGGAACTACGAGAAGGAGCGTGGCTTTTACTTCATAATGAACCAGGACTTGACAGAGAGGAATGGAAACGAGAACTCATAAGCCAATATCCGACCGAGGTTGTTGATACTTTTGGAACAGATCAAGCTGAGGCTTATGCTACAATGGATAACTGGTGGGAGAGTGAGACATACGAAGATGAAAATACAGGGCTGAGTGAAACCTATCAAGGATGGTCGCTCATTTTCGCAAATGAGAAATCCGTCATGGTGTTTGATGAGCTTTCAAGGCTCAAACTTAAATTAAGCCGTTTAGGGCTGTTAAAAAATCTCAGATGATAAGTTGTGCGTTAGACGAGAGATAACGCAATCAGCGCAAAATAAAGCGGCAAATAAGCAATATTGTCATCAAGAACTATAAACAATAAAACATTAACGAGATGATGTAAAGAGTAGCAAAAAATACGACTGTATACCAAGAAAGCTGAAAGAGCCTATATATTGCTTAATCTCGCAGCGGCACAAGCAGCAGTGGAAGAAATGAAGTAATTTCTTAGAAATATATTTTTTAGGCGGTATACCATGTTTTTACGTA